GTAGGTTTCCCCCTTCAGAAGTCATAGCCCCGCCTCCGCTTCCTGTCGCGCGATGTCGGCTTTGGCCGCTTCTTCACGACGGCGCGCAATGCCGAGCACATCGTCCAAAACGGCAGTCATGCGAGCGCGCTGCTCTTTAAGCTCTTCGATCTGCTTGTCCTTCGCCACGATGATGGCAACCATGCGGTCGATCTGCTCGTCCTTCGCTGCCGACTCGGCCTTTGCTTGGTTGTAGTAGTCTTCGAGTTCCATGATTGCCCCGCTCATTTTGCGTGATGTTTAAGGATGCCCTTCCAGATGTCCGTGGCCGGCAGCTTGCAGCCCACCAAATCGCACCATGTCTGGCCCTGCATCGGGTCCAGCCAAAACTCCCGCAGCCGCGCGTGGTCAAGCGGGTCGCTCATGCACGCAATTCGCATCGGCTCCCACTGCCACGTATCGGGCTTGCGCGCGTCGCGCTTCTTCACTTTCGGCCATGGGCGCAGTTCGCCTTCCGCAGTGAAAAGTCCGTAGCGGCAGAGAATCTTCGTATCGTCGACGGCAAGCTCCAACAGCGCCCAACCCGCCAATTCCCAACCGTTCCGGACGGGCGACTTGCTGCCAGTTGCCGCGCCGTGGCGTCCGTTGTGAGAACGCGCACCGATGCCAAGCTCGAAAAGGTCGGCAATCATTTCCAATACTCCGCCCACCAAACTACCGCAAAAAAGATCAGCACTAGGACAAGCCCGGCAACGATAGCCTCGTCGGGTGGAAGGTGCGGGTTCATGGTGCGGCCTCCATGTCGCGCGCGGCGCGGTCAATTTCGGCGCACGATTCGCGGGTGACCTTCTGCTCGTTGCCAATCTTCTCGCGTAGCTTGTCGAGCAAGCGGCCCAGAATGTGCGGCGGCAGGCAGGGGTTGCTGCCGTTGGTGTCGCGGTGCGCTGGTGCGATGCTCACTGCACACCTCCGAGCAGAGTGACCAGGCCGACCGAACCGACAGCAAGGCGCGCAGCTTTCCGCGCGCGTTGGCGTTTGGCTTTTTGGCTTTTGGGGGGGCGCTGGTTCTCGTAATCGAGGACGCCGCGAACGCGCTTGTCCCCGAGAAGGCGCTCTTTGTTTTGTCCGCAGCGTGCGCCGTAGGCGAAGGCGGTTTGGAAGGTCATTGCCAAAAGCACAACGGCGAAGATGGCAATGCCGATTAGTTCAGTGGTTTCCATGTTGTTTATCTCCTGTTTGCTGATGAGGCCCGCTTACTGCTCCACCACGCCTCGAAAGATGGTTTGACGATTTCCCAACCGCCGCGTTTGCCGCGCGGCATACAGGCAGAAAACTCACCGCGATGCGCAAAGCGGCGGATCATGTAGACCGAATATCCCGTCATGCGGGACGCTTCTTCGGGGCGGATAATGAAATCGGTCGTGCTCATTTTTTGTCCTTCTTTCTGCGAGCCGTCTGACGGCTTGGGTCAAAAAAAAGAGCCTCACAAATTGCAACGACTTGCTTGCTAAAATCGCGGTGCTCGTCTGCGGCCAATGCCGCAATCTCCTTCGCAAGCTGCGAGGGAAACGAGATGGTTTTGCGGGTCACTCCTTGCATCTGGGTGGTGTTTCTACCACCAGCCGTCAGACGGCTCAAGGAAAAAAATAAATTATTTTTTGGACGAGAATTTGGACGTGGTGTTCGTCCGCAAAAACTCTCGCGCCGTGGGGAATCGCCGCGCCATCTCTTCGAGCACTGCGCGGGTGAAGTCGCCTTTGTATTTCTCGTCAGCGATGGCCTGGATCTCGTCAGCCAACGCATCGGGAAACGGGATGGTCTTGCGTATCCGGTTGGCTGCTCTGTCTCGCGGTTTCTGTTGCTTCTTCATACTGCGAAGTGTCAGACACTATATGACGGTTTGCCATGGGGACAAGTGCCCATAGCACTTGTTCGGGTGTAAGTTGCTCTTTTTGAGCAACGTGTAATATGCACGCGATAGCCAGTTCTTCATTCATTGGCCTATTCTTTCCTAGGGGGTAGGACAAAGGCTGTCCTAGGGTTTAGATTTTTTCCGACTTTTTGGGCAGTCAGCGCCTGGCGTGTGAGAACGTGTGACACCCTGATACTTTTTTAAGAGCCTGTCCAGATATTTGCTACGAGAAAGCGAGCCGCGAGCGGCATCCAGTTCGGCAGCGGCTTGCGGCGAGAGTTCAATCGTCTTTTTCATGGCTCTTGTTTTTCCTTTCGGCAGCAATCAGCGTGCGGACGAACGTGCTGAAATCATTCATGCCCCTGCGCCTAGCTTCTGCCATCGCCCACAAGTAAAGAGACTGATCCACTGTGATGGTGGTTCTCCTCATCGATGACGCGCGCTGGTTCGGCACAATAAAACAATCGCACACATTGCCAACACTTGCCAATGTTACAGACTATGATGCGGATGCGCCTGGCAATCGTTGGCAGGGACTTTGTAAGTCCTTGATTGCCACAGACGAACGCTCCCCTCGAAATCGAGCGTTGGGTTAAACCAACCGTGGGTTCGAATCCCACCCCTTCCGTTTTTTTTCTCTGTAAAAGCCGCACAAGCTCAGACACTTACGCCGCTCCAGTGTCTTTGCTTGTCGCGGCTTTTCGTTTGCTAATGTTGGCAATGAAGCGTAGGTTTTTGGCAATCTTGGCAATGAGGAGCAACATTAACCCCGTAAGATTCCGAGTGCGCCGAGCCGATTGGAACAAGGCTAACCCGTGGCTATGCGATTTTTTTGCCCACGGTCAAAGGGTGCGGCACTTCTTTCCGTCCGAGGAATTGGCGTGGGCGGAGGGGGCCAAGCTGACGGCCCGCGTGACCGAGAAAGGGATGCAATCGCTGCACAATCCTGACGGCCTGACGGTCAAGGCGGCGCTGCGGATGTTCGTAAACGAGGCCGATCCGAAAAGCTCTAGCCACGAGCAGAAGCTGGCTATCTTTAAGAAGGCATTCGGTAAGGCGTTTAGCGGGGCAGTGGGCGACATCGAGGCTGTGGCCCTGCGCCGATGGATCAAGGGCCGCTCGGACAACACTAACACTCAGGCCATGTATTACCGCTATGCGCGGATGTTCTTTGGCTACCTCGCCAGCAATCGCCTCATCCCCCACGACCCGATCGCGGCGGTTCCTGCACCTAAGACTAAGCCGGGGCGAAACATCCTCGCGCCCGACCAGATGAAGGCGCTGCTGGACTTGGAGCTTCCCGATCATGTGCGGGCGCTGCTGCTCCTTGGAGGCTTTGCCGGACTGCGGACTGAGGAGGTGCAGCAAATGGATTGGAGCCACGTAAATACTAAATCGGCGCAAATCCACGTGCCTCCTGGGGCGATGAAGGATTCGGGCGGCTTTGACCAGCGCATCGTGGACTTTACCGAGCCGCTTCGTAGGCGACGGTCATGGCTCGCCAAGCAATCGGGCAAAATCATCCCCGTGGCCTCCGAGACGCTGCACACGCACCGACGCCGGGCCTGCGCGCCCGTGCTCTCTGAATGGCCCGATAATTGTCTGCGACATTCCTTTGCCACCTACCACCTAGCCCGCGCCAAGAATGCCGGCCTGACCGCATACCAGATGGGCCACACGTCCTCCGCGATGGTTCAGCGCGTCTATGCTGTCCCCGCCGCGCTCGCGGATTGGAAGGCTTGGTGGGCTATTTAGAGGGCATCCTTCGCGTCATGGGCCTTGACATCCTTTGCGGGATGCGTGGCGACGATCACCCGTAAATGGCGGAAGTGGGCAGCAGTCAGTTGCAGCCACGGGTCCGACATCGACCCCAAGGCCCGGGAAGCCGCGCTCAAGTTTTTCGATGCCTACAAGCCGCACGAGCGCATTCACCTTGGGGATGCTATAGACTTATCTTGTCTCCGCGCTGGAGCTCGCCGAGATCCTGACGAGCCAGACCGGGCGCAGTCCATTATGGACGATTTGCTGGCTGGGCTGTCTTTCCTTCACGAGCTTCGCCCTACTCGATACTTCCACGGAAACCATGAGGCCCGCGCGGCAAGCCTCTGCCATAGCGGCAACGCCATTGTCGCTCACGCCGCCGCCTCGGTCATGGGGCGCATCGAGGACGATCTGCGGCCCTACAAAACCGAGATAATCCCCTGGGCAGGGTTGCAACGCTCATGCATTCGCTACCTTGGCGGCACGGCGTTCCTGCATGGCGCTCTCTACAACGTCAGCGCGGCCCGCGATACCGCTGAGGCGCTTGGGACGCATTGCGTGTTTGGGCACACACACCGCGTCGCGGTGGAAAGCGCCCGCACCTTGGCTGATGCCGTTGGCTACAACATCGGATGCCTTTTGAATCTTCAAGCCGAGTATGCATCTGCTCGTCGGCAAACCTTGGCGTGGAGGCATTGCCTAGCATTCGGAGAATTTTTGCCAGACGGCATCGGCTGCACGGTAAACCTCGCCATTCTTTCTCCGCATTACCGCTTGCCATGAAATCTACCAAACCCGACCCATCCCTCGCCGCCTGGTGCGCGGCCTTGGCCGAGCCTTCAATTGCCGTCGAGCAAGTGCCATCGGGCTGGTTCACCGTGACGCAGCTTTGCGAAAAAACTGGCCGCGCGAGCGCAACTATTTCCAAGCGGATGACGGACTTTGTTCGCCAGGGCAAAGCCGAATCTCGGCGATTCCGCGTGATGACCGGGCGCGGAGTTTACCCCGTCCCGCACTATCGGCTCCTCAGCAAATGAAGAAGCGCGCCACAGCATCACGCAAGCGCAAGAAACCCGTGCCCACGATGCGCTTTAAGCTCGACGGCCAATGGTGGAGAGTGCGCGTGGAGCGCCCGCCCGATAAAGAAAAGCTCGACGGGCTTTGCCACTACAAGCGGCGCACGATTTGGCTATCTCCAAAAGCGGTTGAGGGCGACTTGCTGGGCATCGTCACGCACGAACTAACGCACGCTTGCATCGCGCCTACGGACGAAACCCATGTGCGCGATCTTGAGCGGCTGGTGTGCTGCGTGGTTCGCTGGGCGGCTACGCGCTGCAACGACGGAAAGATCAGCATTGGCAGGCACAAAGCAGCATGACCTTCTGGCCCCTCGTCATCACCACCGTCTGCTACCTTTGGACGGCCTACGGATTCTGGAGCCAAGGACAGCCAGCCCTCGGAACGTGCTTCCTGTTCTATGCCTGCGCCAACGGCGGATTTTTAGCTATCGCGGCTGGTTATCGTTAGGCCATCAGCGTCAGCAAACGTCTGAACAAACGCCGCAGGCTGAACCGCCGCGCACGGCGATTCGGACTGATGCGCTCGACGTAGCCGACGCCGCCATACGGCCCATAAAAAAGGCCAAGCTCGGTTGATCGGTGCATAGGTGTCCTCCTTTCATTTTTTGTGCAGTGGTTAAAGCTGTCGGTCGATCAGATAACGGCGAAAACGCGCCAACTCCATTGGAGCCAGATCATCCTTCCGCCCCGGCGAAACGGTGCGGTGGTCGGTCACATCGGCCAACGTGAGTCCGTATTTCCGCATGAGCGGCACGAGGTATTCGGCCATGCTCTCCATCTCCGTCTCGCCCAACTCGCGGTCATAGGTATCGCCCTCAAAAGCCGCGCCGATGCTCCACGAGTTGAGGTCGCGCTTGCCCCGCCAAAACGAAACGCCAGCGTGCCAGCATCGTTCGTCTGGATCGGCCAGCGTAGAGCGCCTGCCGTCTTTGGCGACGATGCAGTGGTAGCTGACCTTGCTCGCCGGGTTCATACACCATGCGACACTGCCTTGGTAGGAGCCTGCGGTGTGGTGCAGGACGATGGCCTTCGGCGTGATGCGCCTGCCCTTGCTGACGTTCGGGCTATTTAGTATCTTTTCGGGATACTTTGTTGCGCTTGGCGACTTCGGCTTCGATGCCGCCGCCTTTGCGGTGGTGCGCGGCTCGCTTGTCAAGTTGGAGCTTAACGAGGAGGAACAGTTCTGCGAGGTCGGCGGTCGGCCAGCGTTTGATGGCTTGCGCCAGAGTTTTTGGAACCATTGCAGGAAGTTCACTTTTTCAGCGAGGGCTCAAGCGGGCGCTCGATTTGCAGAAAAAACTCTTTTGTATCGAAGCGGTAGCCGCCGCCAAGTTTCCATCCCGCGCAGCCGGTGAGGCAAAGCGCGGCCAGCGCCAGGAGAGTGAGGCGCATGGCTACTTCTTCTTTGCGTCGGCGGCGAAGATGAGACCGATCCCGGCCAGCGCGGCGGGGATCAAGGCCGGATCAAACGGTTGCCCGTTGATAAGTGCTTTCGCTATTCCGAGAGCGGCACAAACTGCCGTGATAATGCCCGTGGCGGTGGTCTTCCAGTTCATGCCCCTTGCGGGGTGTCAAAGCCTACCCTGCGAGATCGGTGACAGCCTCCGCACTGGCCTGTTCAAACGATGCCGCAGGGATTCCGAAACTGGCCGCAGGTGCAGCGACAGGATTCATCGCCCAGCCCAGCATCACGGATTCCAACCATTGCTTGCAGGCGGTCATCTTCACGCCGAGAGGTTTGCCTGCTTGGAGGAGGGCCATTTCAAAACGCTGGAGGGCAAGCGTTTGGTAGGGCGAGAAGTATTGGCTGACGATTTGCTCTGCGGTGAAGGTCGGCACAGGCGCAGGCGTTGCCGCGACCCACTGCCGCTCCACACGATCCTCAAACCAAACCACATTCGGCTCCCATGCTCCTTCGGGCTTCGGGATTTTGACCAGCGGCACTACGGATTCGCCCTCTGGCACATCGCGCCAGTTGCCTTGGTCATCGGTGAGAAGACTGACGAGTTGCTGTGACGGCACAAGGCCGACTGTGAACATTTGATTAGCTTCCATATGCGACCTCCACGGCGTCCACGCTGGCGACCCAGCGCCATATTTCAGATGTGATTCCAGTTGGGCGGATTCTGATGTAGTCGCCTGCGTCCACCGTTGCGACTTCCAGAGATGTCGATGCGGCGTTGTCCGTGCCGATAGTTACTGGGGCAAACACTTCACTGCTCGTCCCCGCCACATTCTTGGCCGCATATTGCCGCTCGTAGGTTGCGACTACTGCGCCGTCCGATTTTACGCCGACCACTTTTATGTTACAGAATATAACCTTGCCGCTGGGAATTGTAAGATAGGTCGTAGTGCCGTTAAGAGCCATTTCCACGGCTGCATTTGTGGTGGTCTTGCAGCGTAGGACAGCGCGGATTCGCTGGGCATCACCTCCCGCCGCAAAGGCTCCAGCGGAGTGAGCTTGAATGGCGAACCTGTCAGCCCTCGCTTCTTTTGAGCCGAGGCAAATCGCTGAATCGGCAGACGCTGTGTTCCCGTTGCCGCCGACTACGACAGCGCGTGCGGAGGTTGCGCTGTTGGTATTGCCGCCAAACACGCCCGCCTCGCTTGCGCTTGCGCTGTTGGTATAACCGCCACAAACAACAGCAGTCTCTCCTGCTGCCGTATTTAGCGCGCCAAGAACGACTGCGTTGTTGCCTGACGCCGTGCTGTTGTATCCGCCAAGCACCGCCGCCCGAGACCCACTGGCGAGGTTGCCAGTGCCGCAGGCAACAAAAGAATTTTCTCCGCTGGCTGTGTTGCTCGCGCCGCAGGCAAATGAATTGATGCCGCTGGCAACTTGTGTCGCGGCTGTGCGTATTGTTTGCAGATCCACGGCGCTTGCGCCCCGTGGGTTGCCGCCAACCGTGGCCGCGCCGTCTGGCCTCGGGCCGACAATGAATGCGCCAGTGCCTTTCGGCGTCAGCACCAATGCCGAATTTGTTTCCGACGAATTGTTGACGATGGCGACATTTGCCTGCATGGCAATCACCGTCCCCGCCGTGATGTTGGTCGTGAAGTTGACCGCCGAGCCGCCGCTCGCTGTGGAGACTTTGAACGTGTTGCCAGAAATGTCGCGGACGAAGTAGTTGGTGGTTGCTGCGGTTAGGCCGCTGCCGCCTGTCAGTGTTGGGAAGCGGACGCCTTGGTTGGCTGTGTAGTTGTGGCCGACTGCCGTAATGATGTCCGTTCCTGCATCGCCTGTAATATTGAATGGCGAAACGGCGTCTTCGATGACGATGGCGCTGGCTTGCAACGTGCTACCCCCCGTGCCGTCACTCCGCAAAATAGAATTGTCGGTGGAGCCTGTGCTGCCGCCAACTCCACCTGCCGCCGCCGCCCATTTCACTCCCAAAGTCTCAGCCGAATCGACTGTCAGCACATGGCCGTTCGTCCCGCCCACGGGGAGCCGCGCCACGGCGTCTGCCGCCGAGGCCACGATGAGGTCGCCTTTGGCGTCCACAATCGTAGCAGGGATGCCTGCACCCGTAGCCGAAAGCTCCCCCGCCGAAAGCGAAAGGCCCGATCCGATTGTGATCTCTTCGATGGCACCTGTGCTGGCGGTCGTTCTTCCGAGGATGCGGGCGGTGGCTTGGGTGAGGCCGCTGGAGGTGATGGAGCCGCTGGCGGCTGCGCCTGTTACGTCTGCGACAACGTGCGTATGGGTATCAACGGGGATGAGACTCCATGAGTCCATTGATCCACGAATAAGTCGCTTTTGCTGTCCGCCAGAAACTATGGTGATTGGCACGGGCGTGGACGAATTAATAATTCTGATGGAATCATTGCCTGTTCCCCATCGAAATACAAACACATCACCTGCCATTGCGTTGGTTGATGGCAATTTTACGTCGACCTGTTGCCCTGCATACTGAACTATATCAAAAATCTTAGCGCGTGCTGCTGTAAGATTAACTTGAGATGCTGTCGTAATGACGAGGCTTTCAACTGCAAAAATCGACTGTGCCCCAATATCGCTGGGGTCCAGCGCATCCGTGCCGCCTGTAGAATGGGATTGTTTGTGCGCGAGGGTGCTGCTTGGCGTCCTCGCATCACTCAACCGAGCATCATTACCCTCGCAAAACGTCCCTGCCGCCGTTCCGAATGAACCCGCCTCGACTACGCCGCCTGTGCCTGTCTTGAGCGGGAGGTTGGCGGTGGTGCCGAGTTTGAGGTCGGACGCGGCAAGAGCAATTTCGTCAAACGTGCCGCTCGCGTTTTCTTTGGGGACTTTGATGTCGTTGAGGGCCATGAGAATTACCAAGCCGCCACGGGAACACGAAGCCATCTTTGGCCCACGTTTGTGATGTTCATTAAAAAATACAGATAGGCACCATCGTAAGAGAGAGTCCCGACTGGTTGATCATTCCGGTCGGTGGGGCTGGATGGAGCAGGAAACATAGTCGCCGGACGGCGATTGTCGGTTAGCCGCGAGTCATTAGCTAATACGACTTGATATCGTTTTTGACCGCCCGTTCCAGATCGTGTTGCGGCATCGCTCGTGCCTCTGTCAAAATAGTCGGTTTCGACTTCGGAGGCGCTAACGTAGTCTGGAGTGTCGGCCCAAGTTCCATCTCCCTTCAGAAATTTGTATGCGTCACCGCCAGACGCCTGCGGCACGAGGCCAGAGCCGCCAAAGCCATACGAAAATGACGGGATCGTGACCGCGCCCGTTGCGCCATTAACCGAAGACACACCGCTCGCCGGGGCTGCACCCCATTCGGGTGCTGTTCCGCCAGAGTTGACCTTCAAAATCTGGCCTGCGGTGCCGATGCCGAGGCGCTGCCCGCCGGTTGCGTCTCGGTAGAGCATATCGCCGGTTTGCGTAAGCGTAGTCAGCCCTGCCCCGGCAGCGCCCTGCGGCCCCTGCGGGCCTCGCTCGATGACCTTGATGACATCGGTTGAGGAACCCGTGCGTATTGTGATCGTCTCGCCCATGTGATTAGCGGGTAATCTCGCGGCTCACGACAGCGCGGCCTTCCATGAGCCTGCGCACTGCGCCGGATGGGTTTACGACTTCGAGGTCGTAAAGGTAGGTTGCGGCAGTGATGGCGGCCGAGGAGACGGCAGAATAGGACAAACCGATCACGCCGCTGCTCAACGCCGTCATGGTGCTGGTTGCGGTGGAGAGCGATACCGTGGGCGATGCGGCTTCTGCCGTGGTGCGGAGCATCATGCGCGCCGTCCAGCCGGTGAGATCTACCGGGTCGCCATCGGACTCCCAGAGCAGGGTGGTGTCCCATGTTTGGCCCTGAGGAAGACAGAGATCAACCTCTGCGGGGCATTTACCGTAGAGCTCGCTCATTTGTTGCGGTCCCTCCATGCCTTGCGAACTGTTAGAAGGCCCGCTATGAGGCCTAGCCCAAGGACTCCTAAGCGTGCAGCAGTCTCAAGGTGCGGCAGCAAGCTAACGATCACGCTGCCGAGCGAAGTCGAGACGCCGATAAGCGGACGCGAAAGGAAGTCGATTGGATCGTGGATGCTCATTAGTAGGTGCCCACCTCCAAGATGATGCCATTTGAAACCACGACCGCGATTGGAGCGTTGCCGTCAAACTCTATAGTAATCGTTCCGCTATACGGCTGATTTGTATTTGTGCTGCCCGCTAGAGCCCGCATGGTGGTGACGTTGCTGGCGTTGGTGAGGGCCGGGAGCGACAGGCCAATCGCCGAGCGGAAATTGGTCACGTTGGCGTTTGTGAGCCATGTGGCACCGAGGTCGAGGTTGGTGCGGGTGACGGCTGCTGCGGTTCCTAAAAACAGCATTCCTGCTGGTGTCATCTGAACGCCGTTTGTGCCTCCGCTTACTGTTTCAAAATATGTGCCAGAGACATCCTGATTGAAAACGACATCGTTTTCAAATTTAAGAGTGTTCGTCCCGCTATAAACCACCTGCCCGTTGGTGGTGTTGTAGCCAAGCGTCTTGATCGTCTGCCCGTAGCCAGTGGCCGCGCAGAGGGTGGCGAGGAGGATGGTGAGAAGGGTTTTCATGTTTTAGGCTTTGGTCGCTGTCAGCAAACCATTCGGGTCAACGCTCACGGTCCAGGTTCCGCCTGCCCCGTCGGTGAAGTTCAGGCTGCTAACGCTGGCTCCTGTCGGCGCGGGCTGCGGAGAGGTGCTGGCAATAATATCGTCCGAAATATTGCAAGTGGTCTGATAAGTCTGGCGGCGTGTGCCGTCGGACACTTCAACCTCAAACTTGAGGTTGCTAGTCGTGCCTGCCGCGATCAGTGCGGCGATCTCGTTGGTGTTGAAAGACAGATTTGCTTTTAGTCCTTTGGGAGCAGCCAGCGTGCTGCTCACCGTCATCGGGTCGAAATTGATGTTGGCTTGCGTGTTGGCAAACGTGAATACAAAGCCCTGAGAATAGCTGCCCGTGACAATGATTTGCGGCGAGCTCGCAACGGCAATGCCTGCCAGCACAAAGGCGTTTTGCACATCCGAGGCGTTGGCGTTGTAGGGAATCTGCGGCGTTGTTATGGCCGGCAGGGCTGCGATCCCGCCGCCAGAAGTGACCGCCGCGCTAATAGCCGTCCCGTCCGCGGTTGTCGAAATTCGGAATGTGTCTTTGGTGCGCTGCACCACGATGTAGGTGGTGTTGCTGAAAGTGCTGCCGCTAATGCTAAAGGCCGAAAGGGTCACCGTCTGCCCGTTGAGCAGTCCGTGGTTTGCCGCTGTAAAAACGCCAGCCGCCACGCTGCTGACCGTCACGTTGCGGCTTGGGATCGTCAGTGAGTAGCCGCCCTCCCCTGGCGCATTGCCCGCGAAAGTGAGCTTCTGCACCTCGTTTGACCCGCCGCCGCCGTTGGTCAGGGTTGTGATTGACGGCGTGATGGCCGTAGCCGTGGCCGTCCAAGAGGTTTGCAGCGCGGCGGGCTGGGTCAGGCCGATGGCAAGTTTGACCGTGTTGGCCGAGTAGTCTTCAACCGTATAGGGAGAGGCGGGCGTATCGGTCGGGCGCAGGAAATAAAGCTCAATACTCTCAACGTCCTCCCCAAAAAATAGGGGTGCATTTGTGGCAAACGAACTTTGCAGCCCGGCGACAAAACTCCTGCTTTGGGTATCGAGATAGAAACGCCTTGGCTGCATCCTTGCCAAGCGAGGGTGTCAAACTACTCCTCTGGTATCTCGGCTCCAATTTTCTGGCCGAAAACTCTGATGCGGCGCGGTTGGCCGTTCTCGCAAACGTCCAAGACAAGCTGCCCCTTGAGCTTCCATCCGTCCGCGTCGGCCTCAACCTTGTAAGGCGCGTTCGGGCCATCGTCTTGTATCGGCAGGCATGAGACAAAGTTTTTGTCCAGATCGGTCCCGCTGATGCAATTTGGCGCTTGGTTCGGGTCTTTGCTGTCTTTGCCGGCATCTTCCTCAAAGGAGTGCATATATTCTGGGAGGCTTGCCATATTATCCGAATGCGTAAACCAGATTGGCTTCGTTCAAAACAGAAGAAGAAGCATCGTGAATTTTGTCTGTGAAGGTATCAGGATCGTCTTGTTCGTAAATTCCGGTTGCTGTGATTTGGAATCTGTTGACTCGGCCAACGGTTTCTTTTGTCGCGGTGACAGTTTTACTCATTGAATATCTGACCAAATCCGCCTTTCCTTCTCTGCGGATGTTGTAAAAGCCGCCGGGGGCTACGGGCGGCGTCTCAATCGAAACATTTCCGACTGTTGCGTAAGAATAGGTTCGAGTGATCGTGTGGTAATCAAAGGACAAAGACCCGCTGTTGCCTTTTTTGTCCTCTTGGTAGCCCGAAAAAGAAGCCCTCGAGGCCGATGTGCTTGAAACGATGCGAACGGGCGCGACTGCGGTGGTGTAGTTCGTGTCGACCAAAGTCAGGCCGTTTTGCTTTACAATGGCGCGACCGACCAAATACGGCCCGCCCTGATTGTTCGGCATCCCGGTCGGCAACGGGGCGGCGTTGCGCGGCCACTCGCTGTCCAAAAGAAAATCTGTTGCCGAAAGCCCCGCAACAGGGGCAAGCCATCGTGCCGTGACGTTGATGAAACCGTCCTCGGCAACCGAGACATTGCTGGAAATTAAAACCAGCCCTGTCTTGTTAGGATTTCTGACTACGGTTGAGGCCATTTTTTACAGATGTGATGTCACGCCGCTTTGGCAATCACGCGAATGGGAAGGCGCTCTTCCATGATGCTGATGATTTTGTCCAGCTTGCCTTCGGTTTGTTGCTCCTTGCCTTGCTTTTGGTCCCCGCCACCCCCGGGTGGACGGTGGCGGTTGCGGGCTTCTTCTTCTTCTTGTTTGCGCTCTTCGGGGGTTTTGGCTTGGTCTTTTGGGTTGAATTTGTCGGTGTCTTTTAGCGCGCCCTTTAGATTTTCTTCTATAGACTTTTTCGGGTCGTATTTGTAAATTTCATTTCCAGCAGAATCTTTTTCAGATTTACGCAACTCATCAAGAAAGGGCATTTTCCCGCCAGCTTGGTCAATAAGACCCTTCATGGCTTCGCCTATATTGCTTGCTCCGCCACTTTTTCCATCAACGTCAATGTTGCTATAAATATCGCGCAGCTGCGCGCTCTCCATTGCGCGGTCATAGGCCCGCTGCCCAGCATCTTGGGCGCGGATGGCCGAACGGAACATTCCAGCAGCCGCCAGTTGCGATGCGCGCTGGTCGCGGACAGACTGACGAGCCGAGCCGCGCAAATCGGCCACGCGCATATTTTCGGACATTGGTGCGCCAGAAACGGACGGACCAAGTCCACCGCCGCCACCACCGCCACCGCCACCCTGCACGCTGACAACTTGTTCTTCGGCCTTTCTTGCTGCGGACCTTGTCGCGGTCACGTTTGCCGCTGTCTCAAACGAATCTGTCTCTTCTAATACTTGGTTAAAATCCTGCGCCTGTAAGATGGACTCTTCCAGCGCCTTGTTTCCAGCCAACCGCGCCTCAGTCAGCGCCACTTCAGTTTCGTAAGCCTTGCGCCGCTTGGCGTTTGACTCTTCAAGAAGTTTCGCCTGGCGTTCTAGTTGCTTGGTGGTTTTGTCGGCCTCTGGCGCGGCTTGCTCAAGCTCATCAACAAAGCCTTGCATGGCTTTTTTTGATGCCTCGGCTTCTTGGCGCATCTTTTCCATTTCGGCGTTGATGCGGCGAGCGTTTTCTTGAGCGTTGGGGCCAGCAATCAATTCCTCCGCTCCATAAACGGGGCCGGCTGGAGTCGGTATCGCTTTCTTGCGAAGGGTGGAATCGTCGGGCAATAGCTCACCTTTGTTTCGCAGGGCTGCAATCGCGTTGTCGCGGGCAATTTGCTCGTCCATTTCTGCGGATGTTTGCGCCGATCCGCCGCCTAACATACTGCCAAATCTTTCTGCCGCGTCCGTAATGCCCTTGACCAAATTGGCTCCAAAGATGGTGGCGTTTTGCTTGGCTTTATCCAATTCGTCATTGGCGCGGGCCAAGGCTTCAACGGTTTCATTTGAGGCGGCATTGACGTTGCCCATTTCCTCGGCCAATGCGGAAAAGTCGATGCCCGCCGCTTTGACACCGATGGCCTCAAACAAATCTGCCATTTTCTGAGAATCTCCGTTGGCAGCCTGTTGGGCTTTGGCAACCATTTTAATCCGTTCCTCGAGATCGGCAGCGGCAAACTTGGCCGGGTCAAGGTTGGCGCGGGCAAACGCATCGGCCATAGTTCCACCTTCGCGGGCGGCTTTGTTCGCCGCCACACCGGCTCGAATCATTGCCTTGTTGACCGCCTCGACGCTGGTGCCGACAAGATTGGCGGCGTTTCCTATTTTTTGAAACTCTGTGCTGCTGATTCCGATGCGGCGAGCGCCATCGGAAATATCGTCCATCTTGCGGAGCAGGCCAGTAAGACCCGCAACCAGCGCCCCGCCCGCAAAGAGACCGCCAAGGCCGCTGAAGGCTTTGCCAATCGCTCCAGCCGTTGTTGAGGCGCTGTTTTTGACGCGCCCCATATCGGCCTCAAACTTGGCCGTGTTGGCTGATACGTCAAATTTTATGCCGCCGTCCATTTGCCTTGCCTCCTAGTGTCAAGACACCCGCGCCAAGCCGGGATACCTATCCAAGACGTTTTTGACGATGCCCTTAGACTTGAGCTTCATGGCCTGCGAAAAGTAATTGGCCCGCTTTTGCAAAGAATCTCGCCATGCGTAGGCCGCGCCTGCCCACTTGTTTGTATGGGTGAGCGAGTTGATGAATCCCAAGCGGTAGTCTTTGCCGCGCGCCGCTTGCCTGGTTTGCACCATGCCAGCCATGTCGCCTTTTTTGTAATGCTCGGCATTGCGGACATAGCCCGGGGCTTGAACGGGAATGCTTAACTGGTTGCCAATATGCACCCACATCTTAGCGGCAAGGCCGCGCGCTTTAAGTTTTTTGGGCAGTGAATTTGCCCGCGCCTGCTCAATCTGCCTCCACACCCAGCTTGGGTATCGGTTCGGATTGTTGCTTCCTTTGAGGTAGTAAAGCGCCTTCCCGCGTTTGCCGCGACTGCGCGCCTCGGCAGCGCGTTTTCTCGCCCTGCTTATTTGGGCTGGCGTGTATTGTTTTCCTGTTCTGGATTCTGGGCCGGCATACTCAAAACCGTAATGCGCCCCCGGTTGCCCGTCGTGGTTTGCTTTGACTGATTTGGCGCTGGCTTTCTTTGTTTTTCTGACTGCCTGCGAAAGCATGATGCCCATCTCGTTTTTAATGACCGTCTCGAAGTCTTTGCCGCTGATCCGCTGAAGCTGCGTGACGGCATCATGGAACCTTCGCATGGCGCGAAAGTTCGGCTCGACTTTGATTCCCATGACTACGCCTCCAATGTCAGAGCGTCGGCAAAGTATTCATCCAAGGTCTTAACAGCCTGTTCGCTGTCAGTTTTCCAGCGGCAACGCCTGCCCGCCTGTATATCGTCAAAGATGAGCAGTTGGTTAATGACAGCCAAGGGCGTGCGCCAGATGGCGTCCTCGATGCTGATGCCGTATTTGCTAACGCGCGCGGCGAGCGCCAGCTGGTAGGCGGGCCGCGCTAGGCTTTTGGGTCGCTGACAGGCGCGGACGGAGCTCCCGGCTCGCTGGCTGTTAGCGTGGCCGTGAATTGTTCCATCTGCGCTTTGACCCAGGGCTGGAAAAGCGGCACATCGCTAGGCGGGCGGCTTGCCATGAAATCGTAGATTTCGGGCAGCAAAGCCTCGGGGCGTCCAAAGTATCCGCGCAGACGGTCTTCTGGCGCTTGGTGCAAATACACGAACGACATGAGATCAAAGCTCCAATCGTCGCCAAGGTGGTCGTTGGCGGCGGAACGGATGCGCCTGTGGAGGCTCCACGTTCCGAGCGTCATGGGGCGCAGCTTGAGGTCGCTGATGGTTTGCTGTCCTTCGCACGCCGCTGTCTCAAGCAGCCCTTCTCTCTTTTCTGGGTCGATATCCATATCGACCCGCTGCCGCTGTCAAACTATGCAGGGAAGGCGCGGAGTTGCGCGCCTGTGTCTTTGTCGTAGATGGGACCGAGGCCGTCGTCGGGGTCGTATTCCCAAAATTCAGAAGGCTCAATGACCAAGTTGCTGATGGTTTCTGTGTCACCTTCTCCAATAGAATTGCGCGAAATAGCAAACTGCCGTTCAACATTAAGCAGCTTAAAAGTGCCAGAACCAGTTTCGCCTTCTGCGTCAAAATCGCTGCGCCAAGAACGAAATCCAAAAGCAACAGCCGTCCAAAAATTTGGATCATTTTCTAATTCTGATTTTGAAAATGGCGCGGAAAAACCAAACTGCTGATTGTCCCAATTTGTGTAAAAGGTCAAACCGCCTTGAATGTTGCTTGTGCCGCTTGAACCTTCTACCAAAAACTCTCTTGAAAGCTCAACGCTCCAAGCATTCATGCGGGACGCTTCTTCGTAAGCTGTGCCGTTTGTGACGCAAACAAGCTGCCGCTCTGATGTGTCTAAGCTAAACAGTTGATTCTCTATGGCTTTGACGTAATCCGGGCCACCGCCAGACAAAGTATTGCTGCTTGTGGTTACTGAAACCGATTGATCAATAAGCGTATAGTCTCCTTCATCGAATTGGTCAGACAAGTCTTGGTATTGGTAATAGTCAAAACTTACGCGCCAATGTTTCACCGTCCACCACATCCGCGTGCAAAGGCGGATTGGCAATTTGAATGGGTATTCAGTCAGTGGGCCAACCCCCCTGTCGATAAGCTCGTTGTTATTTCCGGTTCCTGTAGGGGGAAATTCCGAAACGCAAAACGGAAACAGCCCCAGATGTCTGACCGTAGCCATGTCGTGGCTACATCACCATCTGCGCCACTTGACGCTTCACTTCTGGAGACAGTTTCTCGTCGGCCAACATGACGCCGCCGCTTGGAAGGTTTACCATAACAAGGCGGCGGGTCTTTTTGAAAATCACGTCGAGGAGGATCTCGCGGTTGTAAAGGGCGGCGCGGGCTCCTGGTAGGTCGGGCAGCTGGTCGCGCAAGGCCTCGCAGGCGTCTTGGCCGTCAATGATAGCTTCCACAATCTTGCCTGTCGGGATGCCGCCTGCGCCGTCGCAACTCATCCAGTAATGACAGGTCTCGCGGCCTTTTTGGACAACGCGGGAAATCGGATCTTCTTGCCGTAGCTGCACGCCAACCGTGCAAAGAATAGAAGCAACCTTGGTGTCTGTAGTGGCGTAGTAAGCTGTCTGCATAATCTGTATCTCTGCTTGCGCCTAGCGGCGCGGCTTAGAAGCCGTGGTTGGAAGCGCCGATGGTGACTTGCTGGAAATCGTTCGGGGCGCGGTTGATGGCGACCGAATCAACAAAGAATGTTCCAGTGACGCCGCCCAAGCTAGCCGTGGCGTTAGCCAAGGCGATCGACGCGCCGATGGTCGGAGTGGTCGACTTGAGGAAGCCCGTCATCGAAGCGACAGACTTTTTGCCGTGGTAGGCAACGGCCACATGGTCCCCGTCTTCGTCAACGACGATGGTTTTGTCGCTGTCAGAGGTCTGCGAGAAAGAGGTGAAAACGGCAACGGTTTCCGCCGAGCCGCCGAAGGTGATAGAAGAAAGGCCGATAATCGTGCTTGCCATGATAGACATGGCACGATGTCAACCTACAGCACCCGGAAGATCGCCGTGCGCTTGCCGTTTTTCTGCTCGTAGCCCTCGAACGCAGCGCCTTCAATGGACGCGGCGACGGCTTTGTCGGCTAGGCAATCGGGCCAATTTGGCAGGCGGATCACGCCGTCAACGGGATCAAGGTGCGGGAGTTGGGTAGGCTTCGTTGCACCAGGCTCGGAGGTTAAGGGTGCGGCGGAAGCTGCGGGTTTCGTTTTCATAGGATACAGGGTCGAACTCGATTCCCCAGACTTTCACCAGGTCGGTGGCGTTGAGGTTGGTCAGAAAGTTTGGGCCGTCCACGTTGGCCCAGAGGTCGTGCCAAAGCTCTTTGAAGCCGGCCGCGCCTTCGTCATCGTCGGCGGGGTCGGGCAGGCGGCGCTCGTTGCGCTCTTCGTCGGGCGTTTCGTCGGCGGCTGTGGTCAGGGTGATGGAAATACGGGTGTTCCAGGTCTGCATTCCGAGGACAATTTCGTCCAATTTCTCGGCTCGGATGGCAATCATGGGCAGGCTGTCTTCGTCAGACTCGTCGGCCGATGTGATGCGGCAGCCGGCAAGGTTGGCGTCGGCGCTTAACACTGTATCCACGGCGCGTTCGAGGCACTCTTCTAAGCTGTAAGCGGGGGCGCTCATTTGCTGTCGGGGCTTTGCAGGGTGAGGTCGATCGTGGCGGTGTCGGTGTCGATGCCGGTGATGCGGTAGCGTCGGTCTTGAAATTTGACGATGCCGCCGAGGCGGTAGGTCGGTGCGCCGGCTTTGAGCACGGTGGCGGTCAGGCCGCGCTGGGGCTCAAAGCCGCCTTCGCCCAGAGAGTTGCCATAGCTTTCCTCGCCGACCACGGCGAGATAGGTGCGCTCCCTATACTCGATCTGGTCGCGGATCGTGCCGACGGCCTCGGTGCTGGCGGCAGTGTAGGCTTGCGCGAACTGACTCATGCGCTGGGGGTGGTGTCAGCGGGCCAGCGGCGGCAGTAGACTTCGTTGCCGTAGGCATAGCCCGGCTCGCTGTTCTCGATGGCGTAAGTGGCGTCGGTCGGGACGGCGGGATTGAAAAACGGATGCTCGTGGCGAAAGGTGATGTCGGACGGAACGAGGATGCCGTGTTTCTGCACGAGGCGGGTGTAATCGTTGTCGCAGAAAACGCCTCGGTATTCTGGGCAGACGATGCCGCCGTTGAAACCGAAGAGCTTGAGCGTGGGCCGCGTGACGCAGAAGGTGATGAGCAGATCGTCCTGGCGGTAGCCGTCGCGGATTTGCAAGGCAGCGGGCTTGTGCAGCTTGTCGGCCAGTGCCTCCTCGATCTGCTTGTCCCAATGAAGCGGACAATGCAGATCGTCTTGGATGGTTAGGATGATTTGCCCTGCGCTGGCGCGGACGCCGGCATTGTAGTTCTCGACGAGCGTGCCGCCCACTTGATCTAGCTTGCCCGCAGGCGAAAGGGCATGGCGGAAGCGTTGCAGTATTCCGCGCGTATCATCGTCATCCTCGGAAAAGGCAAAAATGTATTCGATGCGTTCAGGATCGGCGGCGGCATCGAGCCACGCCTTGCGGACGCGGGCGGCTTGCTCGGGGCGTCCGCGAGTCGGGTGGACGATGGAAATGCTAACTTTGTGCCGCTTGATGCGGGCGCGTTCGATGTTGTCGGCCTTGTCGCCTTGCTCGGCCATGCGGAGCCATTGCGTCCACAGGGTTTCTCCCGCCCATCCGTAGAGGCCGTCGCGGTGGGTCCACGGCTTATCGACGGGGCGCGGCAGGGCCATCATGGCGCGGATATAGGCTTCGGCGGTCACAAGGTCGCCGAGGTCGAGGTGCATAGCACCGAGCAGGGCCAGGGCTTCGCGGCGGTTGGGCTGCGTTTTGTAGGCCGAATGCAGGGCCGTCATCATGGCTTTGTATTCGGGCGAGTCCGTTTCCAGCACTTCGGGCCGCGCCAGTTCGCAAATGTTAAGGCAAAGCTCGTAGCGTTCGGTGGCTTTGAGGTCCGGGTGGGCCAAGGCTTGCTTGGCAAGGGCCATTGCTTCGGTCTTGCGCCCGTGACCCATGTATTCGCCGTGCAGATGGTAAATCTCCGAGATGGTGCGCTCGGCCTCGGGGATGCTTTCGAGGATGGTGAGATTGCGGTTGCTGCCCTGCTTGGGCTCATCGTCGGGCAAATGGATCACGGTCGGCTCGTCGCACTTGGCAATGCGGGCGTCGGCGCCGAGTTGGAAGTTCTCGTGGATGCGATTGACCCACTTGCCCTTGTCGCGGCGCACGAGGCGCTCGCGGATGTTGTGGGCGATGCCGCGCCCGGCGACATTGTGAAACAGGGCGAAGGCATCGAAGTTCTCGCCGTGCTTTTCTAAGAGTTCGTGCAAGGCCGATGCGAAGCTCGGCCCTGGCGTATCGTCGGCATCGACCCACAGCGCCCAGGGCTTTGTGGCAAGGTCAAAAGACTTTTGTCGGGCTGCGCCAAAGTCCGAAACGTGCGGCCAGTTTTCAAACTCTGGCGGGTTGTTCCAGACATCGTATTTCGCGCCATGCTTCTTGCAGACTTCCGCGACCATAATGCTCTTGGCCTCGCCGCCTGGCGCGTGAACCACAACCATTTCGCTGACTGCGGGACCGAATAGCGTGAGGCACTTGTCGAGCCGCTTCGGCTCGTTCCCCACAATGACGCAAAGCGCGATCTGCTCGCGCGGGCTTTGTTTCTCCATCTCGCGCGGAGATGGTTTGTCAACAAACGAAAACCCCCGGCGTTGGCCGGGGGCTCCGTGTTGCGTATGAGATGGAGGCTTAGGCTCCCGTGATGAGTTCTGCGGCGGCCGTGATGGCGCGGCTGTGGCCGAAGACGCACTCGAAGGAAACGAAGTGGCGTCCGGTCGCAGCCGAGTAGTGGCGGCGGTAGCCGAGCGTCAGGCCGCTCTGCGGATCGTTGACCACGGTGGCAGCGAGGTATTCGCTGGGAGCCTGGGGCTCGAGGGCGCGGACGGCGACGGCAACGGCGCTCGGGTGAACAGCCATGCCCTTCAGCGTGATGCTGTTGGAGGGCAGGATGATCGACTCGTAGACGTTCATGCCGAGCAGGCGCGGGACGCGGGCCTCGGCGATGGTGTCGCGGATGCCGAACTGCGAGGCATCCAGCAGGTTGCTCTGGGACAGGAGGCTGTCGTAGAGGGCGCTGTCGAGGATGAGGCTGCGGTCAGTGAGCGGCACTTTGTCGTCGCTGAGAGCCTTGCGGAGCGCGCGGGCGTTCGTGATAGTGAACGCGCTGGCTCCGGTAACCGTGGCGCTGAACTGCGTGGCCGAGGACGCTGTGGTGACGAAAAGGTTGAAGACGCTGGTCAACACGGCTTGCGCCAAAGCGCGGCCCTGCTGGGTGGCGAACTTGGTGATCTCGGCGACCGAGGACTTGGAGTATTCGGTGTCGCTGAGGCTGACGGTGACGATCTGGTGTTTGTCCACCGAGATGGAGACGTTATTCATCGTGCCGCCGGTCGACTCGTAGGAGTCGTTGAACGTGGTCGCGGTGAGGTTTGCGATGAGCGGGACTTCAACCGTTGCGCCGCGGCGAACGACCTCGTTCGAATACGAGGTTGTAAACACGGACAGCGGCAGGAGATCCGCAGTGAAGGCTTCCAGCGCGGTCTGCGCGAGGAGCTTGTCGTTGAGGGCTGAGTTGATGGTAGCCATAAAATTAGTAAACGGAGGCCATGATCTGGCGCTTGTTGTTGCGGAAATACTCAACGGCTTCGGCGCCGGTGAGTGAGTTGAAGATTTGCGCGGCGGTCAGTTCCTGCTCGGCAGGCTGGACAACCACGGGCTCAAGGCCAACAGAAGCGACGATCGCCGCAGCTTGCTCGCCAGCACTTTTGGAGGCCGCGCGCAGGGCGTTGATCTCCTCGTCGCGGGCGGCGACTTCACTGCTGAGGCGGTCGATCTCGCCTTTGAGCGTTTCGAGTTCCTTGGCGATGTCCTCGCTGGCTTGCGCCTGCGCGGCTTCGGCTTCGACTTTGGCGGCGAGGTCGGCCTGGAGGGCGTCCACCTTCGCTTGAAGTTCGGCGTTCATGTTATCCTCGGAGGAAGTGTCAACCGCGCCGTCCGTGACGGGGGCTTCGACAACCGGCTCCGCAACAACTTCGGCGGGTGCGGCCTCTTCGGCTTTGATGGTTTTGGTCGTTTTGCGGGCCATAGAGTTCTGGAAAGTGTCAAAGCGCGCACGGGCGGCTTCGGGTGTGATGGATGCGGCGGCTTCGATGCCGTCTTCGATGGCGTCGGCAAAACCGAGGGCCACGGCTTCGGTGGCATCGAGCCACGTTTCGTCATCCATCATTTGCGCGACTTGCTCGGCTTCCATCCCGGTCTTGCGGACGTAAGCGTTGACCAGGGTGGCCTTGAGCTTGTCGAGGATGTCGGCTTCTTTGCGGAGTTCGTCGGCATCGCCCATCGTCATGCCCCACGGGTTGTGGATCATGACAAGCGCGTTGTCGGCGATCAGTGTCTCGTCGCCGGCCATAGCGATGACCGAGGCCATCGAGGCTGCAAGTGCATCGATGTGAACGACTAAGCCGCCTTTGTGCCGACGTAGCGCGTTGTAGATTGCGGCGCCTTCGACAACTGATCCTCCGACTGAATTGATGCGGAGGTGAACACGCTGGCCGGAAAGTTTTTTGAGTTCGGCAAGAAAGGATTTTGCGGTGACGCCACCAAAACCGATCTCATCATAAATGGACACTTCGGCTTCGCCGTCTTCGGTCGATTGAATTGCATACCAGTTGCGACTCATTGCGCTTGCTGCGGTGTCAATGCGCTGCCGGTGTTTGTCGGCGGTGCAGGGTTGGGATTGAAAGTGGCGATGCTGTCGGCGTTGATGCCAAACTCTGCGGACAAGTCGGCCAGATACTTGGCCTCGACGGCGCGCTGGCGAAGTTGGTCTTTCCACTCAAGGCCGCGCTCGCTGTAGTCCTCGGAGTAAGTTCGGAGGCCGGCGCGGACATCGTTGAGGTTGGCTTGTGCTTCGCGTCCGTAGTCCACGGACGCAGCCGCCGGGCGCTGCCATTCGACGCGCCACCAATTTTCATTCTGCGGGATGAGGCCGCGCTGCATTCCGAGCGTGATGACGTGCGCCCAGACGCGAGAGCAGAGGCGGTCGATGAGCAGGGCTTGGCGTTGCTCGAAAGTGCGTTGCGCTCGAACGAGCACGGCGCGGAGGGCTGCGCCGCCGGCATCGGCGGGACGCGCGGCAAATTCCCAGGGCACGCCGATGTTGAGGCAGACTTCGCGGAGGAGAAGGTCGCAGAACTCGCGGAAGTTTTGCGTCGGGCGGTTCGAGGTCCACGAGATCAGGTCTTCGCCCATGCCGAGGCGCGGGATGGCGCCGCCTGCGTTGCCGAGGGATTCAACGGTGACTTCGCTGTTGTCCTGGGCGTTGACGCTGGCGGTGGATTCGCCGAAGAAGTCGGCGCCTTGCGGGTTCGATGACTTAATGGCCAGGGCGATATAGGAGGAAATTTTGAGCGCCATTTTCTCGAACGAGATGGCGTCGGACACATCACGGAGGTGGTTGATGGACGGGGCGAGCGGCGTGACGTAGCGCAGTTCGTCGCCCTGGCTGGCCTCGCCGACGTGGATGAGTTGCTGCGCGGGGATGTCCTCAAAACGCTGCGCGGGGTCAATGCCGTCACCGATCAAGTGGCGGTAGAAGATCGGGCGCATCTGGTCATTAACAACCACGCCGTCGATCACGTTCTGCGCGCCCTCGCGGGCGACAGGGTTGCTCGGCTCGTAGATCGAGGAGCGGGCGTCACCGATGCGGTGGGCCAAAATGAGTTGCAGGGCGGGATAGCCGGTGCTCTGCGCGGTGGCGCGGAAGAAAACTTCGCCGTCCCTATCAATGGCGATGGACGCCACCCGCTGCATTTCCCTCCAAGTGTAGCGGCCTTGGATGTCGGCCACGCGGGACCATTGCTCAAAGAAAGTTTCGGCGGCGGTGTCCCAGGCTTCATCGCCAGAGCGGGCCTGCGGGCGGATGCCCGTGCCGGTGGCGTAGCGGGCTTTCTCGCTGACGAGGCCGCGCACAAAAGGCATATTGTTGTAGACCCAGCGGCTTAACTTCATCAGTCGCTCGCGGTCGGCGCCGGATACGTCGATGTGTGAATCGACGGCGCTGGCGTTGTAAGGGAATCGGCGCTGGATGGAGGGACGCGCGGCGTCGTAGCTCTGGGCCTTGGGGCTGAAGGCGCGGGTGACGAGTTTCCAGCGGTCGGCTAATTTCATACGAGCGGATAGTTAAGGGCCATGATGGCGGTCTTGGAGGTCTTGCGTGTCAGCCAGAGTTCCAAGTTGGCGGCGCCGAGATCCTTAATCTCTTTCCAGCAATAGAACGCCAGATCCGCAACGGTGCCTGCGGTCTGGTCTGGGGGGAGCGAATAGGAGTAGCTCTTGCCCCCCATGCTGGCGCTGACAAGAACGCGCCCGCCCTCCTTGGCGACGGTGAAGTTGTTGGAGGCGATGGCCTCAAGCGCCGCGACTGTCTTTGTCGCGTCTTTGTTGTTGGCTACCCAGACTGAGAAAACAAAGGAGCGCGGAGACATTGCTCACGCGCGGCGGTGTCAATCGGCGCGCTTGGCCTTTTGCTTGGCGCGATACTTGGCCCACCGGGCTTCGACTGCGGCTGTGGCCTGCGCCTTTGTTCTCGCCTTGCGCGGTCCCGAAGCCTTGCCGCCCTTGCCGCCCACAGCCCGCGTATCCACAAAACTCGGCGGCAAAGGCCTGTTACAGTTCGGGCATTTCACGTCCGCGATACTACGGCGCATCGTTGCCGATCTCAATGGGAAGCTCTAGTTGAGGATCGGCGGATTTTATCCGGGCAAGCTGCACCGTGTGCGCGTGGCGAAGGATGATTGAGGTCAAACTAAGGGCCGTTTCGATGTCGTAGTCGGTTGCCGCATTAAAATTGGCGGCAATCTCTAGAATGTTGACTTTGCTCATACGTCACCAACATACGCAAGCTGCTTGCGTAGGCAAGGAAAAAGTGGGTTTTACTCTGTAGAATCGTCCAGCTTCGGCTTGATAATGTTCCCGTATTCAGCCAGCGCCAGAATCATCAGTTCGCAATCGAGCATATGGTCAGGACGGCGCCCGACTTGCTTCCAGATGTAGTTCTCTCGCCCCGTGAGCGGCGAGCGTTTGACCACTTTGCGGTGCGAATCAAGGTGCGCTTTGTATTCTTCCGAGGCATCAGCGGCCACCGTCCACGCCGGCCCCTTGCCGCCGCGTAGCCATTCAAGAACGTCTTGCGCGGCGGGTGAAGAGAACAGCATAAGGAAATATCCGCGACGATACGGCTTGAGGACACTAATGGCCTTGCGAAGCGTCTTGCCGAATTTCACGCCGTAGCCGTCCGCGCGGTCTTCGCCCTTGGCCGGGATGTAGCGATTGCGGAGGCAGACATCAAGCACCTCGTCGGTTCGGAAACCTGAGTCCACCACGACGAGCTTTGCCATCGTGCCGCCGATGTTGCGTTGCTGGTCGAGGCCAAGCTCCTGCACCTTGAATTCCAAGTCGGCCCAGGTGGTGAGTCGGCCCTCGTCCACCAGTTTGCTGCTGCCGTCTTTGGCGAAGGAGCGGCAGACGAAATAAAGGCAATCCTGTTGAACGTCCACGGCCATGATGCGGGCGGTGCCTTCCTCTGGTTCGGCGCGCAGCGCGTATTCGCCAACGGTAAGCGGGCGGGATTCGTCGGTCATGGCATCTTCCCACGGCTCGGCGAGAATGCTGTTCACAAAATCTTGCAGGCCCATAAGCGAGGACTTGTCTTGCAGGAATTTGACGGCCAGCGCGCCGAAGCTGCGACGAACCGAGTAAAGCGCGGACAAGTGGTAGCTGCGATGGCCCGGCAATGCGTTGGCGTTCTCCGCGCGCCATTCCCCTCCCCGCAGCATCTTGGTCTTGAGCGCGTCGGTGATGTGGCCGTTGCAATGCGGGCACTCCAGCCGCGCGGTTTCGCGGACGCGCTTCAGATCCCATTGGTTTTGGTCAATGCGGGCGTCATCGTCCCATTTCATCATCGGCCAGGACAACAGCGTCATCTCGCCGCAATGCGGGCACGGCAACCAAAAGCGGCGTTGGTCGCCCTCCAGCCACGCCTTCCAGATTGAGCCTTCCTGAGTCGTGGGGGTGCTGGTCATCACGATCAGATGCATCGGGAAAGACGCCACGCGCTGCACGGCAAGCTGCACAGCGGCGGCTTCCTGCTTGGTCTTGGTCTTGTATTTGTCCACCTCGTCCAAGCAGAGAAGCGAGATGGAGCGGCCCGCGAGGTTGCCGGGGCTGTTGCTGCCGATGAACCAGAGATGCATCCGCGCAAATGCTTGGTCGAGGTTCTTGAACTTGTCTTTGTTGCGCGGGAGTTGAGCGCGCAAAACCTCGTTGTCATCAATCATCACTTGCCAGCGCGACTCGCTGAAACTCTGCGCGTTGGTTTGGGTATCAAGCACCCACAGCGCGGGAGCCGGGGCGCGGACGAGGCGGTAGGCCATGCCTACTTGGATGGCCGTGCTCTTCGCCACTTGCGCCCCGCAGAGCAGCGCCATTGAGCGGACGCCGCTCGCAGGGTGGAAGCAGTCAAGCCACTCGCGCATATACGGATAATTGCGGACGCGGAACGGCCCCGGCGACGAGGTGAAGCGGGACGAGAAAGACAAGTTGGCCTCTGCCCACTCGGTCACGCTTTGGCGCGGGTGCGGCACCCATTGGGCCCGCCACATTGCCAGCGCCTTCTCGCGGCTATCTGGTATCCACTCGCAGCGCATTGCCTGTATTGCTTAACGTCGAGAAGACTTGCTCCAGATAGTCGGCCACGGCGTCGCGGGCCAGTTCGGGGTCGTGAGGGTTTGCGGCCATTGCGATAGCGCCGGGCATGGCTTCAAGCAGCGCGCGGAGCTTGCCGACTTCTTCGGCGATCACGGTCTGCACTTGGTCGCGGTGCATGAGGTTTTGCGACTCTTGTTCGGAGCGCACGAGGTCGCGCTTGCGGATCTCGTGGGCTTCCTCGGTGTCTTTGACTGTGCGCGATGCCGCCGACAGGTCTTGCACTGTCTTAGCATTGTGAAACGCCGCCACGGCAATTTGCCGCAACTGGTCGGTGACTGTTAGCTCGTCACAAAGCTGATTGGTCGGCACGATGCCGACAGGCGCAAGCACCTGACTTGGGCGCTTCCCGCGCCGTTGGCCGATGTGGCTATCGCTCCATTGCTTTGCCGCTTCAATGCTGTCGGTAGGCATTCCGCGCTTCACGCGCTGCGCCACCGCTGGCTGAGTGATGCCAAGCGCCTTTGCAAGCTCTGTCTGACTCATAAGCTATAAGCATTGTTGTCAGCTTATAGATCGCAGGAATTTATCGGTCTGGTTCGGGCACTTGCGGCTAATGAAAGTAAGACAACTGGTAGTCTGGGGGTGGGTCACAGCAACGCAAGCTGATGCGCCTGCGTGATTCTGTCGCGCTTCTTCATATTCTCGTGAACATAAAGCGGCTGTAAGTTTGTGAAGTGATTGGCGCGCTTGCGTTGCATCGGATCTGTTAAATCAAACTTGGAAATCGGAATGATGTGGTCGATGTGCCACACCGTTCCGTGGTTGTTCCAATGCATTCCCTTCTTAAACTGTTTCTCGATGTGCTTGCGCGCATGAAGCATAGTGCATCCAATGAACTCAATGGTTCTTCCCTCCTTCTTTACCTTAGCAATGCGTGTGATTCGCTTGACTGCATTACGCATTGCGCGCTTGAAGCGTAGCTCTGGCGCGTCTTTGTATTTCTCGTAATGCATACGCGCGCGCATTGCAGACAGCTTTTTGCTTAACGAATGCTTGAGATAATAAGCAGACAAGCCCTTTGACCAATCTGTTGCGCGCTCGTATCTAACCACTTGCTTGCGCTCTAGTTCAAAAGCCCAAGCCTGCCAATCCTGTGGCGTTACACATCGTCTCTTGCCCCACGTCTGCGGTTGAGCAATGCCCGACCTAACCGCCGTTCGTCTGTTAGCTTCCGCCCTACTCGGCACGGGCAATCCCCGCCTGCGCCTTATCCTGCCCGGCCAAGTCTTCTGTGTTGCCAATAGCCTTGCTGCCCATGCGTTAGGCAGGCCAATGGAAAAGTGGCACATCAGGCACGGCTCAAGCGCCTCATAACGCTGTCGCGTGACTCTCATGCCGTTATGCTGAATAGGTCAAAGCAAGAGTCAAACGCACACTACCCCTCAAGCTCCTGCACCGTTTGTATCAGCGAGCGCACCTGAGGTTCAGCCAAGAAACGCGCACGGGGAAACGCCGGGTCCATCGGGTCGACGTTAAAGCGGACGCTGATGCTGTAAGGCGCCACACTTCCCTGCCCCTCGCTCTCAGGCTTGGGCGGCGCGCTCGGCGCAAAGTTCTGCAAGACCATCTGCTTGGCCGCGCTGGGATTACTGAACAGCGATTTGATGTCCTTGTGCTTCTTGGCCACCTTCATCGAGTAGCGCGCCGCCATCGGGTCAACGCCATGATCGGCCAGCCCGTCCACCCATGTATCAAAGGCGGCGCCAAGCTCCATCTCTGCCTGGACTAGAAGGCTACCCTGCTCGTGCATGGCCTCGATGGCTGTCTTCATTTCCTTCACCGCGCCGGCCTTAGCCTCGCGGATCTTATCTGCCAGCGCCCGCAGCTGCTCGACGCTCACTGCTGTTAGTTCGTTACCCATAGTTCGTTCGTCTCTTTCTGTTGGTTGTTTAGGTCTAGTTTTATCCTGGTCTGCGCCTGGATTAACTGTCGGAAAGCATAGGTCTTGCGCGCCTCGATACTCTTCTGGCCGCGCCCAATCGTCGCCGGGTTCGCCGCCTTGCGGATCTCCACCACCCGCTTGGATACTGCCGCCCGTGTGACGCCAAACTGCTTGGCAATGCTAGTCTGAGTCCTGTCCTCGTCTTTGTCCTCGAGCTCGAAAGCCGCCATCCAACACGCCACGAAGTATTGCAGATCGGGACAGGCCGACGCCTCCCTCGCTTGCTGCATGAAGCGAACAATGGCATCGCGCTGGGAAATGCGTATGGCGTCGTTGTCCGTTTCTTTGACGGTTTCGATAAAGGCCACGCCAGCCAATTTGGCGACGAGGGCCGGCATTGACTCCCCACTGGCTCGGAATAGTTCGGCCAGGCGGTCGAGGAAGATGTCCTGTGGCGAATCTTTGTATTCCGGCCAATAGGACGCCTCTTTTCTATCGGCTGGATCTCCTCCAAGCATTTGCGCGCGTTTCGTGTCAATCATAGCAGTTGTCCCTTCGTCATTTTGGTTAAGCACCAACCCTTCGCCACCCGGTAAATGCGTAACTGTGATCGCCACCGATCCCCTCGTTGCCGCGCCACCTTGCATCGGGCCGCGATGGCTTTTGCCAGCGTTGGGTAAATCGCTTTGGCCCCATTGGGCAGGTAGTGTTTGGATTCGGTCATGCCGGCCTCCTTAACGTCTCAGCCAACCTCACCGTCACCCCTTCGGTGACCAGCTCGACGGCCCACGCGTCGAACAATACAGCCGCATCAGCCGCCTCTTGGCCCACGGCCGCGATCAGCCATTCGGCCGGGTGGCCGTTGTTGAGGGTTGGCCTGCCTTCTCGTAATTCGGCCAGTCTGGCTTTGCGTCTTTTTTTCATTGGTCTATTGGCTCATTGGGTTCAGCCCTACAGACCATGGGCGGACGGGCCGGTAGGCTCCGGCCGTCCTTGGTCTTACGGGAACCCCCTACCCCATACTTAATACTATAAGGGTCGTAGGGGGGGGGTTGGAGGAGGTCAGAAGGGGTCATTTGATGCCTTTCTATCGGCTTTTTTAAGGCGCCAAACCGGGTCTTTTCCGTTGTCCGTTGGCACCATTTCCACGCCCACCTCGGCCAAAGCCTGCGGGTGGTCTTTGAGGCATTTGCGCCATGCCGCGATTGCGTTGTTGTCGGGAAATTTGCCCCCCGACTTGATTGCCGCCGTCAGCGCCGACCGGCTCGGCAGACTGCCCCCATTAGCCACCAGCGCCGCCCGCACCGCATCGGCCCGCTCAGGCGCCTTGCTGATCGCCGCCTTGCCCGCCTGCCGCAGCTTGCCCGGGTCGAGCTCATCGCGCGGGTTAAGCACCGGGGCGGCCCACTCAAAGACCGTGGACGGTATCGGCGCGAACTCCCTCAAGCTCGCCTCCAACACAAAGCAATTCTCCTCCTCGTGCGGCGTGAAGGTCACGATGGCATCCGGGTCGCGCGCCATGACCCCACTGCCCGAAATGCGGTCCATTGCCTCCTTGCCCGCTTGGTTGCCCTTGCTGAAGTGCGCGGCAAAGGCAATCGCCGCCCCGCACTCGTCGGCAAACTGCTCGAGCTCGAGCATTAGCCCGGCCATGTCGCCAGCCGCGTTCTCGTCCCGCCCGCCGTAGGTCTTGTAGATCGGGTCGAGCACGATCAGCCGCAGACCGCCCGGCACTTCTGCCAGGCGTTTGCGCGCCGCCGACAGCATGATGGTCAGGTCGTAGCACTTGCCCCGCAGATTCCACGTCAGGAACCGCTCATGCACCTCGGCCGGCAGCCGGTCATCATCCGCGATCCCGCGAAACGTGGCGATCCACTCGGCGCGGCGCGCGGCCGTCGAGCCATCGAGCTCGAGGTTCACATAGAGCACCGCCCCCTGCTCGCACTTGAACTTGCCAAGCCAATAGCCCCCCGACGCCACGGCCAACGCCAGATCGAGCAGCGTCCACGTCTTACCCATCTTGGACGAACCGCCGATCACCAGCTTCCGCCGTTGCCGCAGAATGGCCCCATCCTCGCCGCCATCCGGCCCGCAGATGAGCAGCCCCGGGGTCTGCGCCTTCAGCGCGAAAAGCTCGTTGCCCTTCAGCCAAGGCGGCAACGCATCCGAATCCGGCGCGTCATCGGCCACCTCGAGCTTGTGGACGTTAGTCGGCTCGCCCGCCGCGTCCATGTGTTCGGTTTCCTTGAAGGCTTGAAAGCCCGCCGGTTGTGCTTTGTGAACATTACGCATCGAAAAATTCCACTCGTTGAATTGTCCCGTTCTCCCGCTGCCCGTTCGGCATCCGCACGAACTGCGACTTCAGCCATGTCTTCGGGTCGCCGCCTAGGCGGACGGCCTCCTCCATAAATTTCCGGTCACTGGCCTCGTCCGTCGCCCGATACCAGCCATGCAGCGACTTGCTGCCGCTGAAGACCACCATCCGCAGATCGCGGAACTCCGAGAGCCAGATGTGCCGCGCCGCCTGCTCGTCCAAATTCGCACCGTCATCGAACTCCACCACGATGTTCTGACGCGGGCCCGTGTTGTCCAGGGTGTGCGCGGAAAGCTCGCCGTCGCTCTTGCGCTTGCCCTCGAGGGCCGACATCGCGTTCGGCACGACGAACTCCCACATCCGCAACTGCCCGGCAAAAGCCGACATCGCCGCCGTCTCAAACTTCGCCACCCCGAGCCCCACGCAGGCAAGCACCTCGCTGCCGCCCAGCAATGAGCCAAGGAACCACTCAGGCGCGGTCTTTTCCATTTCCGCAGCATCCAGCGCCGACGCCTCGCGCAACTTCTCCAGCGACCACTCCCGCCGCTTCGACAGCCGGCGGCACTCCGCTTGAAGCGTCTTATTCGGCACCGGCCACGGCCTCACCCGGGCGGTGCCCGTGCTCGGCGTCACCTCGTAGGCGTATTGGATAGCCGACAGGATCTCGCGGTCAGGCGTGAACCGCCCACCATTGTCCTCCCGCACCGCATCCACCATCCGCCGGATGATGTGATAAGCGCGGGCGTGGCCGATGTCGTCATCGCGCAGCATACACGCCCAGGCATAGATCTGGCCGTGCAAGCTGGACGCCTGCCGCTTGCGCTTGTTCGGGTTGCGGCACCAAGCGAGGAATTTGCTGTCGGTCATAGCGCGTCCCTCCTAATCACCGCCCGCTCCAACCGCCACCAACGCCGATACTCCGAGCGGGCCATCTGTCCGGCCTCAAAAAGCCACCGCGCAAAGCACATTCCCTGGCAGGCCATCGACCAGCCGCTCGTGTCGCGCATATTGCGATAGGTGAACACGTCGCACGGCCACGCGGCTAACTGCTTGCGCCAGTAAGGAAACAGGTGATCGTCGGGGTGCGCCGGCAGTAGTTGAAGTTGCTCGGTCATCGCGAGCCCTCCCCGAATCGCTGTTCGCGCAACTCATACACCGGCGGCCAAATGTCCATCATTCGCAACCGCAGCCGGTGGCCATTGTATATCGGCGCAATCGGGCAGTGGTCGCCGTATTCGACGCGCGCCGTCCAATATAAGCCGTCATGCGACTCCAGCACCACAGGAGCGCCGCCGTGGTAGCGCATTCCGCCATCGGTAATGCTAAAGACAACCGGCGACTTAACTTGTGCCGTCATGCCAACCTTCGGGCCGTCCCACTCGGGCCAACACGTCCGCATTGAGCGCAGATTGTCTTCGTCCAGTTTGTCGCGCCACCGATCTTGGGCGGCGGCCTTCTCAACGGCCAAATGGTCCGAGATCCCTGGTAGTTCGGCAGTCATCGCGCAAACCTCCAACCATTGCTGGCAATCATTTCATCCCGACGCTTGCGGGCCTCCTCGAGGTCGCGGGTCTTGAGGTTGAATGCCAAGCGTTCGGTCTTGACTGGATCGTATGGCTGCACGCGCATCCACCAGCCCTTGCCGTTTTGCCATAGGTAGCGGTTCGGATTGTTGCTCCAACCATTCATTCCGGCACCTCCGGCAGTTCCATCCAATGCGTGATGACGCTGTCGGTTTCTTCGCCCGTGAATGCCTCATACCACTTGCGGCCCATCAAAATGGTTCGGTTCGCCATCTCGCCTTCGTGGTCGTAGACTGCGATAAAATGCGCCTCGCCATCGGTCGCCAGCACGCAACGCGGGTTTCCCGGCAGTTCCTTGTCGGCGGGTATCCACTCACTCATCGCCGCCCTCCTTCCATTCCCGGCTCGCCTTGATAAACGAGTAGTAAGCCGCGTTGACCGATTGCTCGTCCATGTGCCCGCCGCCGGCCGGCAAGGCCCAGAACAACTGCTTGGCGAGATTGCGCGCCTCGTTGCGTTCTTTAGCCAGGCGCAGGATGGCGCTGTCGATGGTGGTTTGTGCCGCAATCACGCCGCCCTCCTCTCCCTGTATTGCTCCGGGCGTGGGTCGTAGCCCTTACGGAAGCGCCACACCGCGCACATCTGCGTGAAAGCGTGGTAAGCCTCCACCAGCCGCGCCTTGTCGTGCTTCACCACCTCGAGGCGCCCGGGTTCGGTGCTCGAGATGAAGAGATTCGCCGCCAGCACGCGGTTGAGATACTCGGCCCCGAAATGCGTGGCCGCGTAGGCCGCCAACTGCAACGTGTGCTCGTCGTAGGCTTCGACCTTCTCGCCCTCCTTGGTCTTCTTGGTCTTGAAGTCGAGGATGCCCATATTCGGCGCATCCACCGGCCCCCAGGTGAAAAGACTGTCCACCCGCCCGGCAAAGCCGTGGATCGGATTGACCAGGACAATCTCCGAGTGCGTCACACGGATGCCCTTCTCCCGCATCCAAGTGATGACCGGCTTGACGTAGGGGATGAGATCGGCCGGCGCTTCCTCCGCGCTTCCTCGCATCAGATTCTCGATGGCCGTGTGAATCCGGCTGCCCAGATCGGCCGCCTCGCCCACTTGGCTCATGGCGTGTTCGATGGCGCGATCGGCAAACCGATCGAGCGGCTCCTCGCCCTGCGGCGGCGGCACGTTCAGCGCCGCCTTGGCCGCTTCCCTCATTTTCCATTTGGTCAGTTGCGGTTTGTCGAGGATGCCGATGATCGTCGTGACCGACGGCAGCAGCCCCATCTTGCGCGCATCACGAATAGTCGTGGCGCGAGTTCCATCTCCGTCCTTGTTCGGCACCGTGTGGCACGGCTTGCCGTCCAAAGAATACCAGTGACTTGAGCCCAGGCTGGGCTTCGTTATGATAGCCATCGCAATCGCAAGGGTTGCGGGGCGGGGCGCTTGAGGATTCCCGTCGAAAGTTGTCCTCGATTGCGCTCCCGCCCCAATTCCTCAGAACGGATCGTTGCTGTCTTTGACCGGCCCGAGAAACTCCAAGTCCGAATCATCCGACTTGGCCGACGATCCGCCGACCGAGGCAAACGCCTCCGCCTTCGGCACCTTGTCCTCGAGGCCATCCATGACCGGCGCGATGCCGGTGATGTTGTTGTAGGTCTTCCCGTTGCGGGATTCCTCGGCCGTCACCGTGATCTGAGCGCCCTTGCCCTTCAGCTCCTCGGTGTCCATGCCGGGCTTCGGGTTCTCGCCCGTCCAGGCTTTGAGGAACTTGGTCAGGTTGGCTTTGGGCCCGCCCGTGATCTTCATTTCCCGGGTGGCGATCTTGTGCAACGCGCCGCCCTTCGTCCGCACGCCAAAGACAAAGCGCGTCACGTCCACCTTCTCCATCTCCTCGCTTTGGAATTTCGGACGATCGACGCCGTAGCTGTCGATCACGTCCACGCACACCGCGAGGTATGTTCCTGCCGGTGGCGGTTCCCCCAGCGCGCCGATGCCGCTGCCCGTTGATTGTGGTATCTTAGCCATGTGTGTTCTTCTTCTCCTTATGGTGCTTAGTTGTTCAGCGATCCGGCGCACCAGGCGTTTCGCTGTTTGTTTTGGACAGGCCACTCGCCCGTCCGAAAAGTTGATCCCAGCCATACACGGCCACCGCGAGCGCGGCCCACTCGTGCGACTTCACGCCATACGTCGGCCCCGGCGCTTTCTTAGTTCCCTGCGGGCCGAGTCGGTCAATAAGCGCCTGCCGCACGTTGCCGTCTTTGGCGCGTGGAGAATTGCAAAGATGCAGCTTTACATCTTTGCGAAAAACTCGCGTGACGCTGCCGCCGCTCACGCTGGCGGTCTGGACAAAGCGACCGATCCACACACACGTCTCAAACACTGATGCACCAACGGCCATGCCGTAGCTGGCGATCATCTCGCAAAACACATGGCGGCGAGCCCACAGGCCGTGACTCAGAAAATGCTCGTTCTCATAGATGCCGTGGCTAATGACTTCGCGCCCGTCGAAAATCGCAAACGCCGACTTGTCCGTGCCGGGGTCAACGCCGACCACTACGTTGTCCATGCTCTCCGCGCAGTCGCCGCAGTCGGTCATGTCGTGGAAAATGCTTTGCCCGCAGCGGCAGTAATGGATTTCGCGGCTCATATGTTGCTCCAGCCTCCGTCTGCCGCAGCCTTGTCGGCGCACTTGTAGCTGCAAAGCGTGTCGCGCAGCCCTTCAATCGTGCCGCGCAATATTCGCTGCTCCTCCCGCAACAAAGCCACCTCGGCCTCTAGCTCCGACTTTTCGCACTCCAACCGAATGATCGACGCCGCCATCGAGTCCTCCGCAGACCACGAAGGCCCGAAGCCGATCTCGCCAACCGTAAATTTTGCCGAGGCGGTTTGAGTGCACCCCCCAAAGGTGCCCGCCCCGGCTTTCTGTAGGTTTCCCCCTTCAGAAGTCATAGCCCCGCCTCCGCTTCCTGTCGCGCGATGTCGGCTTTGGCCGCTTCT